ATGAAAAGAAAAGACCTTATCGAACTTTTAGAGCAAAACGGATGGTATCTAAAGCGAAACGGCGGGAACCATGATATATATACAAATGGTACTGATACCGAAACAATACCACGGCACAAAGAAGTAAAAGAAATCTTGGCAAAGGCGATAATAAAAAGGAGAGGGCTGAAATAAGCCCCTCCTTCCCATGGAATGGAGGTATAATCATGAAAAATTCTTATCCAATTGTTTTAACACCAGACGAAGTCGGCTTTGTGGTGTATATTCCCGATTTTAACATTAACACCGAAGGAGATACTCTTACAGATGCAATTGAAATGGCACGCGATGCCATCGGTCTTATGGGTATTGATATGCAGGACGACGGGAAAGCCCTCCCCGATCCATCTGCCTTCGCAGCAGTCCGAAAAGGTGCTGCAGGTAGCGATATTGTTACTTTGGTTGATGTGGACTTTGCAGAGTACCGCAGGAAGAACGATTTGCGTACCGTGAAAAAGAATTGCACCATTCCCTCATGGCTCAATTTCGAAGCAGAAAAAGCAGGTGTTAATTTCTCTGCTGTACTCCAATCCGCATTGAAAAGAGAGTTGCACTTGACAAATGGATAAGGCAACGCCCGGGACGGCAAAACCGTCCCGGGCTACTTTTATTTTATTTCGTCTCATATTTTGCAACCGTTGCGAGAATCTCATCGCGGAAGTCCTGCGCATTGGCATGCTGCAGCTGAAGCTGCTCTTTGAGATCTGCCAGCTCTGCGACCAGCTTATCATAATCGCTCGGCACCTGCGTATCGTCACCAAGATACTGCCGCACCGCCGCCAAAAATGCGTCCCAATGCGGTCTGATATACGCAGGGCAATCTTTCCTTGCGTACCAGTCATGGTGCTGGTAGACGGCGCTCTCGTCCAAGCCATGCCGCTTGAGGATAGCAGCGCAAAGTCTTGCACCGTTATCTTCGGCAATCCGATTGTACTCGGCATCAGTGCCGTCCATGATGATCTCGATGGCGATGGTAGTGCTGTTGCCTGGGCCATAGTTTCCATCGGCAGCGTGCCAGCCGACCTCGCCCTCGTCAAGGTTCTGCCATGCTTCGTTCTCGTCCACATAGTAGTGGACACGGACAGACCCCATGTTGCAGTTCGGGTAGGTCGCGCGGGTGTACTGCTCCGCCATTGTGGTTCCACTGGGCACCTTAATGCGACCGGTGTTATGGATCGTCACACCCCGCATGGCGGTCAAAGCGCGGTTTGCCTTGTACTGAGTGCTCCTGAGATAGGTATAGCCGCCCTCAGTGTAGTTCTTATTCCACACCGCACTATCCGGGATGATCTTCTCGCAGATCTTCACACCGTTCTCATATCGTACATTATCGGGAGTAAGGAAAGCCATCAGGCTTCCCCCTTTCCCTCTTCGGTCAGCACCGCTGCATCACTGGCGCTGACCTTACCGGTCGTCGCTGCATCATACACGCCGCCGGCAGCCAAAGCTACGATGAAAGCATTAAGTACGCACAGCGCCGCACCCTGCCAAGTGAGAGCGGATCCGTTGACTGCTTCGGCGCCGATGAGAATCGCCACCGCCACAAGGTACGCCAGCAGCTGGGCATTCACCTTGACCAGCGGAGTACCCTTCAGGAACTGCACGATGATCGTCACCATCATCACGGCGCCGGCATAAGTACCAAGGCTCGTCCAAGTTACAAATTCGTTCATTTTATGTCCTCCTTAAAGGAATTTGAGTTCGCCACAAATACAGCGGTCGTGGACGCTCTTAATGTTGCGGATCGCTGCATCCGCTTTGGAATTGATGTAGACATCTTCGTGCTCCACACAGTACTCTGTGTAGTTGTCGATATCCTCCAGCACATTGTTGAAGGATTCTTCGCTGTGGTTCACCCCACGGCGCAGCTCGTCCGAAAAGCGCAGGATGCGGATGCGGCACATATCTGTCCGGTAGCGTTCGTCAGAATCAATATGCTGTTGCAGCTTATTGTCCACGGCTGTCATACCGGAGATAATCTGATCCTGCTTGTCCTGCTTGCGGTCAATACGATGCAGCAGCCAGCTAATGACGGTAGCCAATGCGCCGGAGCCGAGGAGGGCCAGTGCAATTTCCATGGGTTATGCCTCCTCAAAATACTGGCCTACAAGCTCGTGCGGCAGGTAATACAGCACGATGGTGCCGGTCTCATTCAAACGCTTGCAGAGGTAGGTTTTCCCGTCTTCCGGGTCAAGGTAATATTTCCCGTACTCGTATTCCATGCCCCTCGATGCCGGGATGGGGTCATCAATCGTTCCGGGAGAACTGGTGTTGACGACTACCCACAGGGCGGGGACAGCCGGGGGTTCCCAGTCTGCCTGTGAGGTGTGAGCCTGCAAGCACTTGTACACCTTGCCACCGTGCCGTCTGCGGTCACCCACCGCATACTTGGTGCCAGTTTCCCATGGTAGGAACAGCATGGGATTCTTTGCTGCATCAGCGTCCGCCAAAGCACCGGTCACGCTGTCAATGCTCGTCCGAATCTCCTGCGCCTGCTTCAAGATATCATCCCGCATTGTCTGTTTCCTCCTTTTCTTCTGTTTCTACGCCGAGGGTTTGAAGAGCTGCTTTCAGCTGTTTCAGCTCTGCATCCTGCTTTGCTTTTACTTCTTTGGCTTTTTCGGTATAATAACCCATTAAGTCACCCCCATAATGTTTAAGGCTTCTTGCATGTCTGCTTGTACTAAAAGAGCTTCCTCAAGTGGTGTAAGGACTTCGGAACCATCACGATAAAATTTCCCGTCAGTGTAATCATCACCAATAGCAACAGGTTTATCTGTTTGTATAATGTTCAGCCCCGCAGCAATAAGGCTATCTGCTCCACTCTTGTCGGCCGATATGATATTGGTTACTTTTGAGTTTTCAATTAGTGCGTACATGATTACACCTCCTTATGTAAAGCGGATGAGGATAACGCCGGAGCCACCTGCTGCACCATTATCATAGCTACTTCCATAGCCATAACTACCGCCTCCTCCACCGCCTCCTGTGTTTTCTACGCCACTAGCAGCTAATACAGGAGTTCTTGCATTTCTTTGACCAGAGTCAGCTCCGTTGCCTCCTCCTCCAGAGCCACCAATACCAGATTTATAATTTATCGAACTATTTGTTCCCATCGCATCCCCGGCGCCACCGCCACCAGCGAATAATTCTCCATCAGAATCTCCGAATGCTCTTGTAGTAGTTCCTTGTCCAACACCGACTACATTATAACCGCTGCCATTGGAACCGTTTGAACCACCGTCGCCTCCGCCATGCGCATATTCTTTTGATGGATAACCTGAACCGCCACCAGAGCCACCATAACCGCCACCTGATAACTGACCACTATATTTGTTTGAAGATTTGCCACCTTCTGCAGAAACTTCATTTATTGATGTCGTCCCGCCTTCGCCGCCAAAAGCGTTCTTTGAAGCACCAGAACCTCCGGCTCCAATGATTGCTTGGTATTGCGTTTGTTTTGTAAAACTAACTCGCTGAGTTTTAGTATAACCACCACCTCCTCCGCCTCCAGAGTGGTAATGATAATTTATTGAAGTTGAATTTGAACCGTTACCACCGCCACCACCACCGACGCAAAATACATCGGCGATGCAGTCTTTGGTTAGTGTTAGAACACCACTGGTTTTCAACTTGAGGATGGTCTTTTTCTCGTCGTACCATTCCGCATTTCCGGTATAGGTGTAGTCGGGTACTTTGCTTCCTCCACCACCCAGTGTAATGGGATTTCCTAAAATACTCATATTCACCCTTTCCGGGGTGAGTATTTAGTTCACCCCTAATATATTTAGTGCGTTCTGCATATCTGCTACATAGCTTTCACCAGAAAGGGATTTCCACTGGTTTGAAGCTGTATCATACAAATATGCGTTTGTTAACTGTGCAATATTGTTGCTATCGCCAAGGTATGCATTGCGCAAATAGGCAGTTATTTTTGTTTTGCCATCATTTATGAGTGGGAATGGATTATTAAATCCAAAGTCTGCCTGCAAGAAAAGATTATTTTTTGCGAGATTTGTTTGGACGGTAAATGTGTAAACATTGCTTCCGTTTCCAAGCAAGTACCACTTTTCGTTTGCGAATCCTAAACCACAACTGCGGGGTGAACCCGCAAATGAAGCACTCAGATACTCAGCAGTAAAGTTTCTTAAGTCTACTTTAATAATCTTTTTCGAGCTAGCAAAAATATATGCATAGTCGGCGGTCCCGGTCGCTCTTGCGCCATTTGCTTTGTAAAACTGCTTTCCGGCAACAACGGAGCTTTCGTCGGCGGTAGTGTCCGAAATATCCATGATTGTGTTTCCGAAAAACGCTACCTTGTTAACCGCCATCTAATCACGCTCCAATCGTTACGGTCTGCCCTCCTGCGGGGTTATCGGCATAAGCAATCGGCACTCCGTTTACGACTACCTCAGAAAGGAAGTCATAGCCATCATCGGGGAGGACGCTAAACTGTGCTTTGGCCGGGGTTACGGTCTTTTTCTGGCCCTTGGTCAACTCACCGGCGTAATCACCGGTTACGCCAAGGATGGACACACCGGATTTAATGTTACCGGCAATGATTTTTGCGGCTTCGGTGCTGTCGATGGCAGCAGAGCCGGAGCCATCGTGATAACCGGCAGGGATTGCTACCGAGGATTTGTCAACGATGGAGAGGGAAACGGCGCCCTTGTTCGGCATAGAGCCGGTTACTTTAGCGCCGTCCACATAGGCGGTTTTGCTATTAAGGATTTCCGCAGCGGTAGCGGTTGCATCGGAAGTATCGGCATCATACGGACAGGTGCCGGTAATTGGAGCGCCGGTCTTATCGTGTGCCGTTTTGCTCTTGAGCAAACTTGCGGGGTCAACCGTGTCACCGGTCAAGTCCATCAAGGTTTCACCGTAAAAGATTATTTTGGAATTGTACTTTGTATCAGCCATTTTCAGCCTCCTATGGTTACAGTCTTTCCCCCGGAGGGGTTGTCTACGATTTGTTTGGGTACGGCCTTAAAGGTCATGTTATCTTTCAACATTTTTTCCTTTGTCAACAGCAGTTGGTCGGTAACAGCAGGGGTGACGGTGTAATCACCTTTGTAAACCTCTGCCGCTACGCCAACCACGCTGCCGAAAGAGATTGCAAAAATAGATGTCGGGGACGCAAAAGATGTTTGGAATTGGTTTTCAGAGGATCGGAAAGCCGTTTCAAAAATCATTTATCATCACCGCCCGCGATCTCATCCAGCAGCCCCTCTTTTAGGACATCCGCAACAGACACATTGAGAATGTTGGAATTTAGCCTTGCATTTCCGATGCCGACTCTAAGCTGTATCTGCACCTGCGGTGTGGCACTAAAAAGTGCGGTTTCCGCTTCCGTCAAACAACAAGAAACTGTTTTGTCCCCCAATTCACAATCACTGAGGTCTTTTACGAGCACAACTTTGTCATCCTGCTTATAGATTACCGCCAGCATGGAGATCGTTCCGGTATCAAACGGAACGGTAAAAATATGGGTCGGCGTGGTGTATCGTCCCACCGCTCCGCGCCCAGCCGGTGCGCAGAATCTATCGTTCAGGTTCACTGCACCACCCCCACTATCGTTACCTGTACCGTAAGATCTGATGTAGGCTTACCACCCTTTACCTTCGCCGTTAAGGTACCGTTTGCATTTTCGATTTGCAAAAAATCAATACCCAGATCACCCAAGGCTGCATGCTGTTCTGCACTTAGCTGAATATCCACCTTACTGTTTGCCGCAGCCCCATCAACGACCACCTGCTGCGTATATGGATCAGATCCAACCCAGGATGCCGCCAGCATCGTTACGGATTTAACCGAGACCTTACAGGCTGCGATAGCCGCTGCTTGCGCCGTAGAAACCGGCTTGTCCACATCGCTTGTGTTGTCAACCGAGCCCAAGCCCACCTGCGCCTTAGTCACCTTGTGTGGATTATCCGCATCGGCAACATGATCCTGCAGGTCGTCGTAAGAGGCATATTGCTCAGAACTCAGCACAGCAGTTACCGCTGCATTTCCCACTGCTACCGCACAGATCAGACGCTCCTCAATGTAAGACGCAGTAGTAGATCCGGTACCATCGAATGCCGGAATAAAGTCCGCACTGTCACCGGAATTAGCGTAGAAAACCAACACCTCACCTTGAGTGTCGGGGTCCTGCGCAAAGATACCCCACTCCCGAAAGTAAAAGCCGGTTTGAATCATAGAATTGTTGTAAACAGCCGTCACATTCCAGCGACCGGTGCCAGACCTTTTCGGTGTCTCCGCAATATCAAGGGAAAGCTTACTTTCAATGAGTGCCGTCAGTGCGGCAACCGTCCGGCTGCCCAGCGTACCACTCCCCATCTTTACGCTGGTAAACTTCAAGGGCAGCTCGCGTGAGTTCACTTTTGCGATCAGGTTCTGCCCTGCAGCCGTCATGCTATGTCCATACCAATTAGCCATCCATCACCACACTCCTTGTCTTTCGGGATATCATGCCGCTGCAGCCAAAGCATTCGGGTGTCGCAGAGCTTTTCAGCAACACGATTCTATCCAGCTTGGCGTGCAGCGCCATCGTCTCTTTCATCGTTTCGGCAAACCGCGCTGCCCGGTCCCCCGTTGCGGACGGGTCCTCAATTAAGATCTTAAAGTGGCATGGATCACCGTCATAGTCCCACCATTCATCCACAGAGGCATCGCCGAAATTAGCAGCCAATGCGTCCGTCAGCGAGGAGACTGTGCCAAGGCGTCCGAAGACCCGCAGCGCATCTCTGATGATTCGTCGCTTTGCGTCAATCGTATCCTCGCCGTTGTACCAGGATACCCCCCAACCGACTGCCAACTGATCCAGCACACCATCTGGCTGCCTATCAACCGAGGTATATGTATTAAGAAGATCCAAGTCCGTTACTATTTGGCTCAGCAGCGGTTCCAATGCCCTGCACACCGCCTGGGAAAATACATCCTCCCTGAGAAAGCCAGGCAGCAAGCTCACCAGATCAAGCGCCGTCAGTATCATCACAGCGTACCTCCATAGGTCAGGGCGCTGGAAGTGCTCTCCGCAGCAACCTGATCATCATCGAGTGTTGTCCATTGCGGCGAGGAGAGATCCACACGGTTTGCGCCGGCGGTCAACAGGCGGCGTCGCAGCTCATCGGGATTGATTGCACGCCCAAGCACCGCCTTTTGCCACACAAGGTAATCGGCATAAGCTGATTCTACCCTGGATTTGATGGCATTGATCTCCGCCGTATCGTCGGAAGAAATGTAGTACTTAGCAGTCGCTGTATAAGATACAGCCTCTGCTGCAACCACATTATACGAGGATGTCACCATAGGCGATGGTGGCAGTGCCGGAATTGAGGTAATCAACATTGACCCCTTCCTGCACATAGATTGCTTTAGCCATAGTTATCTTCTCCTTTCAGATGTCATCAAACATCAGCATTCTTTACGAAACCGCGGTGGTTGAGCAGCGTAACGCTGTAATCGGTGTAGATCCGCCACTCGATTCCCAGGAAATCAAAGCCGGCACGAGATTCCAGGATCGGTTCCTCGTTGCCGTTGAGGTAGCCAACCTCAATGGTACCGCAGGAATTGCTGTCGGCAGCGAAGATGTAGGGATATGCGCTGCCGTTCTTCATGTCGTTCAGCTCTGCATCCATCACGAGCTGGAGACCAAAATGCTGCTCGTCAAAGGGATTGACCACAGCGGAATTCTTGCCATTGGGATCCGCAACGGAATGGATCATCTGCGCATGCTCAGCGTAAGCAAACGGAGAACACAGAATGAATCTGGGACGGATATTGAGGAAAGCCTTGCCGCCGCTGTCCTTCTGCGCCGCCATCAGACCAAGCGCCTCACTGTAGGAACCGACAGAGGGTGCCGCAGCGGTACCGATGTTGCCGTGATCGGCGCTGAAAAGGTTTTTCCCATCTGCCATCACAGGGTTTTTGATCAGCAGATTATATACTGCCTTATTGACTCCGCGCTTCGCCGCACGCACATATGCTGCAGGAATTTTGGTAAGCACATCAAGGTCATCATCGATCAGTGCCTTGCGGGTGAAGCCAAACTTCTTGCCGAAGGTGGCGAGAACGCTGGTAACACTGTCATCAGACACGCTGCCGAACTTGAATTCGCCATTCTCCCTGACCTCGTCCAGCTCGCCGGCTTCACTGATCTCGTAGATTTTCTTCGGACGGAAATCCGCGTGGGTGCCTTTGGAAGTCCACAGCTGGAAGGTGGTATCTGCGGTCTTGTAAGCATTCGACATAGTCTTATGGACACAATCGTCCATGATGGAGCTGAAAGCGGAACCGGGACTAACGATGGCGCGGAACAGCTGATCATTACTCATGCGCTCCCAGCCCTCAACGCCCTCAATGCGGAGAGTGGATCGGGCAATGTCGCGCAGGGTCAGGCTGCGCAGATCCCGGGCGCCATCCGCCGGTTTCTCCACTTCTCTGCCGGCACGCAGAAGAATGGAGTCTGCTGCTGCGGCGCGGAATTTATCGCCCTCGTCGCGTACTACGCCGACACTGCTGCCGGTCAGAGGCTGACGGCGCTGTTCCATGGTACTCAGCAGATCTTCGTTGACCTGCTCAACGGTGAGCCCCCGCGCGATATAATCATCCGGGCTCACGCCAAAGTGACGGCAGCGGGTAGTAATCGCTGCAGCTCTGGCACGCTCGTTCTCTACGGCGGCATCCACAGCCGCCTGGTTGTCCGCGGCAGGTGCCGCAGGCGGGGTACCTGCACCCTCGCCGGTTCTGGTTACGGTTTCAATTTCAGGCATATTATTGTCCTCCTCATTGCTTATACTTCTGCCTACACCTACCGTAGGATCGGCAGGTGTGGCTACGACACTAATTTCAAGCGGCTCCCACTTGGTAGCCAGATAACAGGGACCGGCAAAGCGACCATCTGCACTTTTCTCTCCCTCGCGCAGCACCTGCCACTCCGTTACCCGATACCCTACACTGATGCCATTGAGCATCTTTTTCTGCAGCTTACTGCGGATCTTCAGGGCATCCTCATCATCGGGGTCAAACTCAATCACTGCTCTGCCCTTATGCGCCTCCTCATCCAGGGTGACGCTTTTGATCAACCCCACCGGCATTCTGCCGATTCGGCTGTCGCATCCGTGGTCAAACAGCAGCGCTCCAGCCGTTCTGAGGCGGGTGAAGTTTACCGCTTTTTTGGTATGTACCAGGATCTCCGGCATGCCGCTCCACCGCATATATGGCGCCTCGCTCGAAAAGGACAGTTCAAATCGGTTTTCATTCTCACCGTCCTGCCGCAGTTCCATTTCGCAGCTCCGAGTAAACATCCCCGGCACCGCACCTTTACTCTTTGGCAATTTCATCATCTCCTATCGTATTTTTGATATACCGCACCTCCCGGGCGCGCTGATCGATCACCTCTCGCCAGTCCTGACCCTTTGCTGCGCATACCTGCTGCAGTGTAGTCAGATTATTATCCAAAGCGATTTTATTGGCATTTGCCTCTTTGATAGGGTCAATCCAGTCCATACCCGGCATGATCCACACATGAGAGCCGTATTCTTCCGGACTGCTCCAGTAGTCCGGTATCTTCACCCTACCGGAAAGTACCGCCCATTCAAGCCACGCGAAGAATATGGGATCCAGTACCGACTCGATCAAGCCGGTCTGCCAGTCTGCATAGGTCCGTCGGTCCTGCAGCATTCCTTGCCGAGCGCTGGAATAGTTGACCTGACTCATATCTCTAGTCGCCGCCTCGTAGCTAAGACCCGCGCCGGCACCTGCTTGCCGAAGCACTGACTTAATCATGTTATCTGCTGTTGATGACACACCAGACGAGCTAATCGGCGCGACCTTTTCACCCGGTCGCAGGTATTTGATCATACCGGGCTCTAAGAACTCAGTAGGCGGATCCGCAGGCTTTCCCTGCATCTGCACCCCTCGCCCTATCGATGGGACACCACTCAGCGGCGCTTCCTGCTCTATCGCAACGCCAAAACAGGCTTGCACCTTTTCCTTAGTGATTGCTGCGTCAGTCAGCTGAGATAACCCATCCATGCGGATTAGGCAACTGGCTGCCGGCGAAAATTCCCGCACCTGCGATACCCTCTGCATCTGGGCGAAGAATATAACCCGTTCTGCGGGGATCCGCTGCAGCTCCCCCGTCCATGAGCCAGACACATCATACCGCCTAAAGTGGTAGGCGACTGCGGCATCATACGAGTCGATCTCGACACCGCTGACCACTCGGTTCTTGCCATACGAGAAAACCGTTTTATCCAGTTCGTCTACCTCGCGGAGCTGGATCCTGAATTCGCCGTCAATTTGACACATTACGCAGAGCAATCCGCCATCAACATATCCTCGCCGGACAAAAAGCCTCTGCACATCCCTAAAGCTCCAACGGCGATCCACGGTGCAGAACCCTTTCCGGCACCAGCGATTCCACTCCCGCTCGATCCTGGTGTTCAGTTCGTCATCCTCTTCGCCGCCGGCACTTTTGGTCTTTGCCTGGAGCACCGCACCTGTTCCAACGACATTACGCTCAAGGTCCAGGATGATGCCCTTAAAGCTGTCATCATTGCGCTCCAGTGCCCGCGCTCTGGATCTCACCGTATCCCTTGCCGCCCGGTCTGTCAGCTCGCCGGTCGTATTCCCACGCGCCCAGTTATCCCTGGTTCTCCCCGCCGCATCGTAATAGCTGCGGCACAGCTGCTTATAGTAAGCGCGGTTCAGCGCTGCCTTGGGATTAACGGCAAGGATCAGGCGCTCAAATATGTTCAACTCTCCATCACCTCCGTCTCATCACCCCAACCGTTGTAGAGCCATATACCCTTTCCCCGCCGGATCTACCAGCGAGCGGTTCATAATGTACTCAATCTCCCGCCAAGAGAACGCCTTTCCGTGGTCGATATTAAAGCTGGTCATGTTCGCTCGCCAGCCCCGGATCGTCCAGTAAAAGCAGTTCTTCTGCACATCTACCCCGCCGGTGATCAGCACTGTACCGGGCGGCACAACCTGTTTTTTATACTGTCCCTGCCGCTGCTCCATCAGATACTCGGCATTGGTGGTTTCCTCGACCTCTTTCCACGGCTCTGCCAGCCAGGAATTGATGAAGTTCATCAACTGCGCCTTATCCTTGCGGCTGACCTCGAACTGCCTTGCAATATCTCCAAGCCTTATAAAAGGCGAAGCAAACACATTCATGCGGAAAGCAACACGCTGTCGCCCGCTGCTTTTGACCTTCTTCCAAAAGCCCTGCTGGTTCATCCGGTTATGCTGGGCATCTGAAAGCATTGCCCCGCACTCCTTGCAGCAGTACATCGCCGTCTGCTGTGCCATCTCCGGAGAGCTGTTATCGAATTTCAATTGTTTGAATTCCCATGACCACTGAGCTCCACACTCTGGACAGGTCACCCAATATTCGTTCTGCTCATCAGCAGCCAGCCAGTCCTTATAGATGTTCCCATCCTCATAGGTTGGTGTACTTACACTGATGATCTTACGGTTATCCCGGTAACTATTGGTTCGTTCTCTCGCCAGCGCCCGCGGGTCCGCCTCCTTACCGGCATTCTCCGGATACTTGTCTACCTCATCCATAAAGAGGTACCGAATTGGATAAGATGCCAGCGTTGCCGGCGAATTGGCGCCGCTGATCACCAAATACATCTCGCTGAACTGCAATTCCAACAGTTTGGAACCGGCATCGTACTTCTCGCGCAGCTCCGGGCACAGATCCACCATTGTCTGAATACGGTTTTTGGAAGAAAATTCGCCCAGTTCTTTTGTGGGATAAACGATCATCGACGCACTGGGATCCTGATCGATCACATAACCGAGCATGTTCAGCATCGCCTCGGTGCCGCCTATCTGTGTAGACTTCATCAGGCTGATCTCCTCGATCTCTGGGTCGTTAAAGGCATCCATGATCTCCCGCAGATATGGGGTTTGATCAGTGCTCCATCGTCCGGGCATTGAACTGGTCTTGGCATCCAGCACCCTGCGGGCATCTGCCCACTCGCTTACCGTCATTCGCCCCGGTGGGCGAAGCGTCTGCAACGCCTCGGTAATCCATTCAGGGCAGCTCCAGTCTTTATTTGCCGCCATAGTGATACACTCCGTCCACGCTGAGCTGCTCCAGTGCCTCATCGACCGTATCTTTGATTGTTCTATCGAACTTACGAGCTTCGACCGGTCCCAGCTGCGAGGCGACATCCCGGGATATCCGGCGCCCAAGCCCCTGCAGGCTACGCTTCAGAACCACACAGAACTTCCGCAGATCGTTGACGACCTGCTCTCTCGGAAGATATTCCCCCTTGGCGATCTCATTTTTGTATTCGGCAGCCTCAGCCTGCGCCGCCTTTAGACGCTGCTCATAAAACAGTTTTTGCTGCTGGACCGGCAGGCTCTCCAGATCCCGCTCACTCTCCGGCGTCTTCATTGGACCGGCAACCTTAAAGCGGTATTCGCTGACTTCCCGCAGATCATAAAAACCGTATTTATACCGCGGACAGCCGGCGCGCACCCAGTTGGAGAGCGTCTGTTGTGACACGCCGAAATACTTCGCCGTCAGCTCGCTGCTCATAATCACTGTATTCAGTTCCTCATCAAAGGCGAGCGGCGCCGCTTTCCTTTTCGGCGAAGCCGATTGTTCCGCCTCCATCTGCTCCATGGAGACCTGATCCTCTACTTCACAATCCACACAGAATGCCCTCCTTTCCCTTCAAAATGCCCAGCTGCCCCAAGCTTTCCGGCACTGCCAAATACATTGGCAACCTGCACAAAAAACGCGGAGATCTGAGGGCTGCAGGGAGTTTTCGAGTTTCAAGTGCTCAAAAAATTCTTAAAGCCGGATTTTTTCCGCGCTCGCAAGCACCTGCGATACCCCTATACCCCGGGAAGTACCTACATACAAGCCCGATAAATGTGGAAAACCACCCTAAAGCAGTCTTTTTCACACCAAAATCGCTTTTACAGCGGCTTTTGGTGAATATCTTGTTGAAAGATCTTCCGCTTTTCGGAGGAATAAAAAAGCCCGGGCATGAAACCCGAGCTGAATATTCCCTTGAAACTGAAAAGGAGTACGCCCCACAGGCATACTCCTCTACATGTATTATAGTCAATAACGGTATGGAAAACAAGAGGACAAAACGGGACAAACATGGACAAACAAGGACAAATGCGGACAGTTTTCAGGAGCCGGCATTCCTGAAGAAGGTGGAGTTTGCATCCAGCAGCAGGATTGCCCGTTTCATCCGCCGGTCTACCGTCTTTTTGGAAGTATCATAATGACGCTCCAGCTGGGACATCGTATAGCCGTTGAGATATGCCAGCTCCAGAATATCCCGAGAAGCTGCGTCCGGTACCAGGGCAATGCAAATCGCCAGCCGATCACGCTCCCGACGAGCTTCCTCCGCCAGCTCGTCACACTCCTGCTCAATCGCTAAAGCATTTACCTTAGCCGCCCCGATATCCACAGGCGGGACGCCAGATCTGGTACGGGCAGACCCAATGCCGGATCCTACCGGACGAGCAGCGAGATCATTCCATCTGGCAGCCTCTTTCCCCCGTCGTGCAACCATAGCCATCAGATAGCGATACTTCCCCAGCATCACTCTCTTATTGCAGTACTCTTTTCCGTCCATTTCTCTTTTCTCCTTTCTAAAAATGGTGAAAATGGAAGACATGGAAGAATGGAAGCATTTTTATAAAATATTTCATAAAACGCGCTCTTATGAAAAACTTTTGCAAAAGTGGGTGCATCCATCCATCTCCTCCAGCTGCGGAATTTTCATCTCTCCGCCCTGGTGTACAGATCCATGCCAAGATCGTTGATTTTGATGCCGATATATTCGTTATAAGCCTCGGTTTTCCTTGATTTGAAGCGCCGTTTCAGCTCCATAAAGAACTTCGTGGAGCCTACCGGAAAGCGGTCACCCTGCTCACTGCACCACGCCTTATAGCACTTATAAAGTGTAGATGCCTGCGTACTGCTGCTTTCGCTGCGGGTCGTGCAATCATCAAGAAACTGCTGCACACGGTCCATTTCGCTGCGGTACTCCTGTCCTGCTTCGTCTATTATGGCACAGGGCGGCAGCCCCTCTTTACACCAGCCAACGGCGCCGGCGATTGCCCAATTAAGGATACCAGGCAGCTCTCGCCGCAGTTTCTCGGTCAGCTGTGGGTCACGGTTTTCTTTGGTGAACTCCGCAGTAAACGGAATCAGACGCACACGGCGCCAGATGCCGTTATCGGTTCCTTTGATGACCGGCTTATAGTTGGTGCTCATCACAATCTTGAATTCCGGAGAAAATTCGAATTCCCGCCCATATCGTACCAATACTTTGGATCCATGCTGATCACATCAAATGCCAATGTCCATCACCACCTCATAGTCTATCTGTCCATCGGCGGTCACACCCTCCAACACCGCCGAAATAATCTTTGCCCGCGGCTCAAACCGCTGCAGCTGTTCGGTCGCTTTCGCAATAAACAGATTTGCCGCCTCGCCGGCGGGCATATCCATCAAAGAGGTCGGCAACCCTCTGGTGCGGTCAAACGCGACCTCATATGCTGCCAAAGACAGCAGATTCTGCACATTCTGCAGGATCCGGTCCACACCGTGTGCGCTCCAGTTAAGATTTCCGGAACCTGGTTTGATCGTATAGGTCATCTCAATAAGCCTCCCGACTTGGACTGATCTTGCTTTTCAAAGAAACGAAAACCTTCTGATAGACTCGCCGTTCCGGTTTTTATCTTCAAAAACAATTCCCCGTCTTTCAGGTTCTCATAGCCCCGCTTTAGATCGGACGCATCCGGTATCTTTCCCGCAATCGGTATGCCAATGGGATTGTAAATTACCCGCTTCCCCTCTTTCTTCTCTTCCGGGGTAGAACTGGGGGTCTCCGTTGTTTTTGATGTCGTATTTGATACAATACCCGGGCTTGAGGACGAGGTGCTGGAGGTCGCGGTCTCACGGACACCTCGCCGCACATATTCCTCAAATGTAAGAGATACCGAACAATACACGATACCGCCATCGGCGCTGTATACCGCATCAGTCACTGATACGGATTTAAGCAGCCATCGATAAGAACCAAGTACCATTCCGCCCATAACCAACTGCCGTGGGCTTTGGGCATCCAAAAGCGATTGCAGTTCCTTGATGATGGCGTCCGGATCCACAGCAAGAGCGCGGGATAACCTTAAATCAAACTGGACAGATTGGAGATCCGGTCCGTCAACAATGGTGCTGGGTTTCCTGCCGGTCTGATTCTGCGGTTCTGTGGCAAGGGTGCTTTGCATGGAAAAGTTGGTGAGACCATATCGACGGAGAAACGAAAAACCACCGAAACTGCCAACCGTCAGATCATCAGTACGCCAATCCATTAAAGCACCCCCAATATCACTCCGCTCGCATAACTCTCACTCAATGCAACCACTACATCCATCCCCGGCTCTGCGGGATTGCTTTGTGTAAAACACCCTTTAACTGCCGGCAGCTCCGCCGTTACACGACCGCCGACTACTATGCGGCAGCCGGCAGAACCAACCGAGGATATTTTTGCTTTGGTCACATACATCACATCAATACCCCCTCAGTCTTTTGCGCAAAGTCAGGTCGCTTTGGCGTTCCTGCAGATGATGTTCCACTTCATCTACGACATACACCCCATCACCGGCACCCAGACCGGTAATGGTGACCAGTGAGCCGCCGGCAATGGCAAGATTCAGCGGGACAGTTCCCTCTATGGTTTCACCCAATGCATTGTGCTCTCGTGCAATACCTGCGGCAAAGCGTTGGGCTTCCGCGATGCTGCTCACAAAGATGTTTGGGATCACTATGTCCATTCCATCACCCACCGGCGCTGTAAAGCTGCCGGAAATACCTTCAAAGGAAACAGTAATCATACGGTAGAGATCTCCCCGCTGGTTATAATTTGGCGTACCGCAGAAGTCCAGGGCAGAGACACCTTTCACAGGCTCCTGCTCCTCCAGCACAGACCCTTTCCACACGATCACAGTCCCGTTATTGATTTTCAGCGTTGCACCCTCAAGAGTACAGCGCTGCGACAAAAACTCGAAGTCCGGAAGCTCATGCTGATCGACCCAGTCATAGAGTGGGTCATCCATTCCATACATCAGCACAGCAAAGCCATAACGATCCGCACAGTCCTGTACAATCTCCGAAAAGCGCACCCTTTCCCAGCTGCGGCTTCGGGATTCTTTCGCCTCCACCGGTGCCGACAGCGCCGTAATACGGAATATGCCGCGGCGCTGCCCGAGTCCATCGACATAGCAGGTTCCGGTATCAAAACCATCCTGGATCAAGCGTACTGTATCGCCCAGAGCCGGCTTCCACCGGCTCCAATCCCCTGCACTAGCTCTGTACCGTCTCGATGATCTCTGCCGCTGCGGGATCCAGCTCCTGTGTTTCCGGATCATAGCAATGGTCAATATCTATACCAAAAATCCCATCACCGGAGAACATAAATCCAATGCCATCCAAGCCAAAGCGTTCTTTGCCGAGGCAAGCCGTATCGAAATCGCACCAGGTTGTCGGATCATTACTCTTTGCCGGCTGACCGTCCATCGCGTTGATCGGCACCTTACGCTTATGATCTTCGCCGGGGCGCTGCATATATTTCCAACCTACCCAATGGGGCAGCTGTTTTAATTCAAGAGGTATTTTTTCATACATTGTATTTACCTTCCTTGCGATATTCCTGCGGGTCATCCATCCCAATGCGCCCCTTTACGGCTACCCTCTGCTTCCCATGATCGGTGTAGTACACCGTGACCGGCAGCACATTTCCGATCAGAGTCTGCACATCTTTATCCACGGTGAAGCGGTCACCCAGCCTGCCGCCGATGCGGGCGAAGTGTGATCGAGCCAACGCCAGCTGTTCCGGCGTATCCTGGTAGAACATATTCTTACAGCACTTAGAGTACTTCAGCTCTCCCTGCGTGACCGACAGAAGAAGCTGGACAATATAGGAGCCAGAAGGATAATGCTCCACTCTGGCTCCTACGACAATGGCGGTGTAGTTACCCGCCGGAAGGTTCTGTTTTTCCATCTTTCGTCCCCTCCTTTTCGGAGTAGCGCTTGCAGCAGCCATGCGGGATATACACATTGTAGCCGGTGCCCCCCTCCGGCACACCGTACAGGCACTTGCCCCATATGCCATATGATTCATTGACCGCCGGTACATCAAACGGCTTATAGAAAGCGCAGGTGACACAGCTTTTATTCATCATCCTCACCCCGGGAAAGGTTCCCCCAATATTCGATGTCACCCAGACGGTTGATTAGCTGCCGCATCAAGCAGCCATCGCAATGCTCCGCCGTCTTATCCTCCGGATTCCGGCACAAGCTCTCACAGATATCCGTACCATCGGCGCCGTACACGGCATAGTACTCCTCGCCGGTCTCTGCCCAAACCTCCAGCGTAGTAAGCGGATTTTTGCGGATAAACACCACAGAGAGGACCACATATCCCTCTTTCACATATTCCGTATCAGAAAATATGTAGGTGATCTTACAGACAATGCTCTGACCGCTTAGTCTGCCATGCTCATCGACCTCCTGCATGATCAACCGGTCCCCTACCGTGTATTTGCGGTCATTGCACCGCACCTCGAAGCTCTTTCTGCCGGTCGCTACTGCGTTAAAGTATTCCGGCAGGATCTTGATATAATGCGTCATCCAAAAACACCTCACAGCTTGTATTTTGCTACGAACTTCCCGTAGGACATTCCCTCTTTCGCTGCCGCGTTGGCGATCTGGCGGAGGGTCGGTTTTCCCTTAAACTTCGGTGGCTTCTTCACTGGCTTCTTTTCCGTCGGCACTTTCCCTGCCAAGCAGCACTCCCCCTTTCCTCTCTATCTGGTTTCGCAGATCATCATATGTAGAGATAATACCAAGCGCCGCTTCAATGAAGTCCGCAGCTTCCTTGGCAAGCTGCGGACACATCACCGCCTGGTCATTCACCGCGATCCAGCGGAGATATCTCACAATGTCCTTTCCGTTCATATAACCCTCCTGAAGTTCCGAAATAACGAGCTTTTCCCGCGGGCAGTACCGCTGCGCCGGAGGCGGTTCAACCTTGCCCCTCGGGCATAAGCGTATTCTTTCATCTCGTCGCGCCGACAATTGGGTTTTGAGGCGTCAAGTGCCGCCCGCCAGTCCTTATAGGCGGCACAGCCGGCGTGACAGCCCACATTTCGAGTTCCACAACCATAACAAGGAGACTTGTCCATCATGATGTTCCCCCAAACCTGTCCAGATAATATTGCTTGCCATCCTGCCAGCCGCGGTAATATGCCAGCTGTTCCCGACGGGCTACCTCTCCCTCGGAGAGAATCACAGCCTTTGCCGCCTCCGCAGCATCGCGGTGCGCCTCAATATCTTCATTGGCTACGCAGGCAAAGAGGAGCACCGAGCCAATTACGATAAGCACCACCAGGAGCTTGTCCCATAACCTCATTCCTGTCCCCCCTTAAAAGTCGATATCATTGGCGTGCTCATCCCGCCGGCGCTCCGCCATCAGCATGGCATCCCTCAGCTCGGTCAGACGCTCTATCTTGACCTCCAGCCAGGTGATGGCATCCTCCATATCTTTGCTTGCCTGGAGGTAGGGGCGGGTCTGCTCCACCTCAATGAGGTGCCCCAGTGCCGCATCAACAGCGGAATTAAACACATCCACTGCACGCTCCGCCGCCTTGGAGGATAAATACATGTTCTGAGGGATCTCCCGCTCCAGCTCGCGGCGGATCTCCGCACGCATTTCATCCAGCTGTTCCTCTGTAGGTTCGGTCACAGCCACATCTACCGGTCGGCTCTCCAGCTCCCGCAGGGCTTTCTCCTTATCGGCTATAGTGCGGCGGGCATCTGCCAGTTCTTTATTCAGATCACCATATTTCCGGCTCAGACTGCCATATTCCTTGCTCTGCACCTCAGCCTGCTGCCGGGCTTCGTCGCGCTCTTTTATGGCTTTTTCCAGCTCTCGGCTGGTCATCTGCTCCACAGTCTTTTTCTGCCCGTTTACTACATGGGGCGCCTCAATAAACTCGTCCCGTTCCTCCGCCGGTACCGCCAGCAGTGCCAGTGCTTTGGTATAACCCAAATGTGACAGCGCTGTCACATTTGAGCCAAACTCATTAGCCAGCTGCATAAAGCGGGCAGCCTGTCTATATCCTATTTCCGCTTTCTCTGCCAGCCAAATTATCCACTGCCCATGGTCCAGCTGGGCTTTGGCTTCAATGAGGCACCGCCCGATCTCAATAATGTTCTGCACCGTCTGTGCCTTATAGAAGCCAATGGCGACCGCCAGCTCCTCGGGGGAGCGGGGGTGCTCGGGCTTATCCGGCGCAGGAGCCGCGGACGCCGGCTGAATACCGGTCTCCTTTTCCTCCGCCAGTTCTTTTTTCAGCTGATATCCCCGATAGATATTCCGCAGCTCGCCATCGGATTTTCCGCTGGCTTCCTCGCCGTGACCGTTTTCCCGCAGCCACCACAGCAGGTAGAAGCGGCATTTATCCAGATCCTCGCCACTGCACATCTTGATCTGCTGCAGATATGTACCATCATCGGGCATCGGACTTTCCCACTTGCCGCAGCGGATCAGATGCCCACCGCCCTTTTTCGCACTTGCGCCGCCGTAGCAGGGGCACATTCCCTCGCCCGGCAGCGGATATTCCATACTCATTTTTTCACCGTCCCTTTCCGCCTGCCTATAGAACAGGCAGCTTTGATATTGTTCCGCACACAGACAGCGATGCTCAGCGCCGAGTTGTGCATCTCTCCTGGTCTCATAGGGCGTCCCGGGTCCCAGCCACTTTTCGCAGGAGATCAGGTATTCCCTGCCCTTTTTTATGACCCCGCGGTAATGGGGGCACTGCTTCGGCTGGGCAGCCGGCAGCGGTGTAAGTGCCTGTATTTTCTCCCGCCACCAGTCTTCGGACTGTTCCGAATTGAGTGCCAGGTACCTCTCGAAGAAGATCCTTTTATCCCGCAAGCCGGTTTTATTGCTTTTCCAGCTAAACGCATAGGTACGCTTGCCCTCATGCAGCGAACTTCCCAAGAAGTAACGCTCCAACACATCGTCATCGGTATTGGCAGCGTCTGCAAGGTCTGATCCCTGCCCTTCCAAGGTAAGATAAAACCGGATCAGCTGCAGGATCACGGGGCGATCCAGCGTGTAGATATAGCTGGAGTTGGTATTCTCCAAGTTGAATTCCGCTGTAGTCTTATAGATGATCCCACCCTTGGACGCGCGGCAAACATAATGGTCGAGCACCAACCCCTTTACCGAAGAGTCCCACGACCTAACCTCCAGCGGGAAACAGCAGCCCCAGCACTCATGTTCCTCGCTGTAGTTTTCCAGCCGTATTCCCGTACACACCGCATCGGTACTGCGCGGAAAGCTGCGTCCGCAGGGGCAGAAGTATGTATTTTTAGCCATTACTATTCCTCCCCGTCCGGATCCAGCTCCGGTGTGGTGAACGGCTGCATCCCGCAGTCGCAGCGCTCGCCGGGGTCAAGATTTGATCCACAGTAGGGACAGGTCCAATAATCGGTGCGGCAGATCTTACGCATCAGTCATCCACCCCCATCCTGTGCAGGATCGCATCGATCCATTTTTCCGGGATCAGACGCTCCAGCAGCAGGACAAGCAGCCCGAAGCCCCCGCCTATCCCGATGCCGAGAAGCAGAAAACAGATCTCAAACATTTTGACTTCCTCCTTTTATGTCCCTGCCGGCTGCTACTGCGGGGCATCCGGCAGCTTGGCATATTCCTCCGGGTGCTTGAGGTAGTACTCCCGCATCATATTCAACACCCGCGCCCGCATCACCTTGCAGGCTTCCTCTTTCTGCTCCGGTGTCAGCTCATCCAGCGGGAAGGTCCCGTGGTCGGTGATGAGGTAGGAGCGCTTTACCGTGATCTCTTTCCTTGCCATGATCACACCTCCTTGATTTAGGCTATGTATCCTAAGCTTGTATAAATGTCATTTCCGCAGCTATAGCCGCTCTTTCAGCTCCACTTTTCCCTTAATTGAGCAGAAGCGTTAAATTTGAAATACTTTCCTTTTCTTCCCGCACATGATATAATGTCAACGGAAGGGAGTTGATTTATTTGGTTGACAATTATATCTGCCCATTTTGTGGCGTAGCTATCCCCTTGACGAAGGACACGCATAAAGAAACGCATGTCGGTTTTACTCCAATTCACCAAGGAACCTTTGGTCCACAAGGTCCCAACCTCGCACAGCTCGAACAAGTTAATAAACAAAGAGCCGAAAATGGGATAATGGCACATGTTGTAAAATGCCCCAGCTGCGAAAAGACTTCTATCTATGGCATTGGGATATCCGGTGACATCGTCGATGAAAAGTACCTGATCTATCCAAAGAGCAATGCCAAGCAATACCCCGAATATGTCCCCCAGTCAATTCGTAAGGACTACCAAGAAGCTTTTGAGATCCTCAACATCAGCCCCAAGGCTTCCGCCACCCTTTCTCGGCGGTGTATTCAAGGGATGATCCGAGATACGCAGGGCATTCACGCTGGAAATCTTGCCAGCGAAATTAGCCAGTTAGAGGGCAAGATACCACCAGATCAATGGGCAGCTATTGACGCCGCGCGAAAACTCGGTAATATTGGTGCCCACATGGAGAAAGACACATCGATCATCGTTGATATCGACCCCGAGGAAGCTAAGCTCCTCCTTGATTTGGTCGAGTACCTCATTTATGAGTGGTACATATCCAAACACGAATCTTCGCTTATGATGGATAAAATCAAGCAGCTTTCCGAAAAGAAAGAAGCTCTTCGCCGACCAGGCTGACCGGCTCATAAACCGCTTGTGTCGTAAACCTTCATCGGGTCATACTCCACTGCCGGGTCATAAACAGCCAGCAGTCTGCCATCGAATGACCAATACTGATCGAGATACCGCACAAGATCCTCCGGCGTCCCTCTCCCTACCAGCGCTCTGGTATGGATCACCTGAATTACCTCTGCCTCGTCCGTCCCCCTGGGACGGGCGTTTTTTCTGTATCCGTTTTCCATAGTTACTCCTCCCACAAATGTTGCACCGGTGCAACATTTGCCTTTCTCCAAATCGGACACCGGTGTTCGATTTGAATAAAAGCACAATTTGTGCTCACATTAGTTATAAAAAAGCTCCTGCACAGATACCCCGTAATACTTGGAAATCCGTACCTTGACCTCATCCCGAGGAGTGCGTTCTCCTCGTTCATACATGGCATAAGAGGACTTTGTAATCCCTAATTCTTTAGAAATCTCCTCTTGTGTTCGCTCTCCGCGCAAGGCTCGCAGCCTTTCACCCACACTCATTTTAGCACCTCCCTATTTTTGCGTTCACATATCGTGCTCGTCTTGATTATGATTATACACTATTCGTGCTCAAAGTCAATAAAAAATCACACAATTTGTGCACAAACTGCAACAGCACATTTTGTGCACAAAGTCTATTTACCAAAGTACACATAATGTGTATAATTTTTATAACAACCTTGAAAGGGGTACATCATGGCTAAATTTTCGGAGCGGTTCAAACAATTAAGAACCGAGCGTGGTCTTTCCCAGCAGGACATGGCTAACCAACTCGGCTTTACTAAGAGTCGAGTAAATATGTATGAACGCGGAGAACGAGAGCCCGGGTTTGATGCACTCGAAACTATCGCCGACTACTTTAATGTTGACATGGATTTCCTGCTTGGAAAATCAGATATTCCAAATAGATCCTCTTGGGTTTTATCATTAGAAAATACCCTCCCCCTCCCCAATATGCGCAAGGTGCCGCTGCTGGGCACCATAGCCTGCGGCACCCCCATACTGGCAGCGGAAAACCTGGACGGCTATGTGAATATGCCGGAAAACATACACGCCGATTTTTGCCTGAAGTGTAAGGGGGACAGCATGACCGGCGCCCGCATTATGGATGGCGACTTGGTATTCATACACCAGCAGCCGGATGTGGATAACGGAGCCATTGCTGCCGTAATAGTAGAGGACGAAGCCACCCTGAAGCGCATCTACAAATCCACAGGCAAAATCATCCTACAGCCGGAAAATCCGCGCTATGAGCCGTTTGTATTCGTCGGCGAAGAACTTTCCCAGATCCGCATCATTGGCAAGGCAGTCGCATTCCTCAGCGGGGTGGAGTAAAGCGATGGTTTGTCGTCGCCGGCAAAATGTTGGCATAGAAAAAAGGCTCACCGAAGTGAGCCAAAGCATTACGAACAAAAAACTGGGACAGCGCCAGCAGCACCGCCCCTACAAAAACTTTCGTTTTTGA